GAAGGACTCGTCAGAGGGGCAATGAAGAATGGGCGTTAAAAGACATCGGGACTTAGCCGGGGCGCCACCCAAGCTGGCGACTCTCGACGATTTGGCGTTTCCGACTGCGGCCAAGACTGGCCGGGCTTACCCAGCGAGCAAGAGCGCCATCACAAGCAGAGCGCCGCATCGGATCAATCTCAAGGCGGTGATCGAGGCCTGCATTGACGAGGGGCTTGATCCAGCGGTGGAGATCGCCAAGGCGCTCAAAGCCACGACGCCAATGATCCGGGGCGGGCACCCGGTGCTCGACCATGAAGGCAAGACGATCATGGTCCCGCTGCTCGATATGGACACGCGAATGCGGACCCTGAACGAGTTCCTGCAGTACACGCAGCCCAAGCTCAAGAGCGTCGAGGTCAAACTGTCTGGCACTCTGGACCTGACAAGCGACCAGCTCGACGCCCGACTCAACATGCTACTCGCCAAGGCGGCTCGATGATCCAGCTTGACCGCATCGACACCCAGCTTCTGAACGATGACGAGAAGCGAGAGCTCTACGAGCTCCTGCGACTGAAAGACATCAGGGCCAAGCGCAATCGCCTGCAGGCCTACGTGCCTTACCAAAAGCAGCTCGAGTTCCACGCGGGTGGAGATAAGTTCCGAGAGCGCCTGTTCATGGCAGGCAACCAGCTTGGCAAGACGTGGGCCGGGGCATTCGAGGTCGCGATGCACACGACAGGCCGTTACCCGACATGGTGGAAGGGCAAGCGTTACAACTACGCCATTCGCTGCATGGTCGGGTCCGAATCGGCTGAGTTGACACGCAAGGGCATTCAGCGGCTGCTGCTCGGCCCGCCAGAGATGAGGGAAGAGTGGGGCACTGGCGCCATTCCGTTTGCCTGTGTGCGCGACACGTCGATGAAGCAGGGCGTGCCCGATGCGGTCTCGAGCATTGTGGTCCGGCATGAGTGCGGCGAGGACAGCGTGATCCAGTTCAACAGCTACGACCAAGGCCGCACCAAGTGGCAGGCCGACACTGTGGATCTGGTGTGGTTCGACGAGGAGCCACCACTGCCAATCTACTCTGAGGGCTTGACACGTACGCAGGCAACAGGCGGTCAGGTCTTCGTGACCTTCACGCCTTTGCTTGGCATGTCCGAAGTGGTCAAGCGTTTCCTGCTGGAGAAACCGGTTGGGACCAGAGTGACCAACATGACGATCAGCGACGCCGAGCACTACACCAAGGAGCAGGCCGATGCGATCATCGCCAGCTACCCTGAGCATGAGCGCGAGGCCCGGGCCAAGGGCATACCCATTCTGGGATCTGGCCGGGTCTTCCCAGTGGTCGAAGAAGCAATCAAGATCAGGGCATTCCCGATCCCGCCACACTGGGCCCGCATCGCCGCAATCGACTTTGGGGTTGACCACCCGACGGCCGTTGCTTGGATGGCTTGGGACAAGGACACCGACACGATGTACGTGACCGACTGCTACAGACGAAGCGAGCCCGGTATCGCTGGCCACTCCATGGCTGTCAGGGCCCGCGGCGACTGGGTGCCCATTGCTTGGCCGCACGACGGCCTGCAGCGGGACAAGGGCGGCAGCGGTGAGCAGTTGGCCAAGCAGTACAAGGACCAAGGGCTCAACATGCTTTCCAACCGGGCCACATTCGAGGACGGAAGCAACGGGGTCGAAGCCGGCCTGTCAGAGATGCTCACACGCATGCAGACCATGCGCCTTCGCGTGTTCGCTCATCTGGAGGACTGGTTCGAGGAGTTCCGGCTTTACCACCGCAAGGACGGTATGGTCGTCAAGATCAGCGACGACTTGATGTCGGCAACCAGATACGCGATGATGTCTCGCCGCTTTGCCAAGACACAGGAAGAAGCCGAAGGGCGAATGCGCAATGCGCGCTTGGCACCCACTTTAAACTTCAACGTATTTGACCCAGTGACTGGGTACTAACCAAGGAAACCAACATGGCCACTATCACCGCTACCCTCGACCGCAACGCCAGCGCTGGCGCAATCATCGTCACTTGGGCCTCGATGGGCAACGCCGATACCGGCACATCCTTTCTGGTCCCAAGCGCATCCAACCTTACGCTTCAGCACAGCGGCACTTTTGGCGGGGCGACGATTGTGCTTCAAGGCTCAAACGACGGGACCAACTGGGCCACATTGACCCAGACCGGCGGCTCAAACGTCGCCATGTCTTACACGACCGCGGGGGTCCATTGCCCGGTAGAGATGCCGGTCTACGTTCGGCCCGTGACCAGTGGCGGGACCGGCACTGTGGTTGACGCCATTCTGGTGTGCCGCTCTGTTTACCAGAAAATGGGTTACTAAGCCATGCACAACCAACCTCCACAGATCGAGGTCGAGTTCGAAGAAGACCCCGAAGAGCAGCAGCGGAAGAAGGCAGAGAAGCTGCAGTCTTTCGGCTCTTCTCTCAGCGGTCAGCGTGACGAATGGATTCGCTCTCGCAGTTCCTACGGGGTTGACAAGCGCTGGATCGAAGACGAGGACCAGTACAACGGAAAGGACAACGTCAACAAGGCAGCCAGCCAGATGATGACCAGCGTGGAGCAAGGGTACCCTGTGACCACGCAGGGAGCCAAGCCACACCGCTCGACGGTGTTCATCGGCATGACTCGACAGAAGACCAATGCGGCCGAGGCCCGGCTTGCAGACATCTTGCTGCCAACCGACGACCGCAACTGGGGCATCCAGCCCACGCCAAACCCAGAGTTGATGGGCATGAGCAAGGACAACAAAGCGGCCATGGACCAACAGGGCCAACCGGTCATGGGAGAGGACGGCCAGCCGGCCCGAGTTCGCGACGTTGTCAAAGCGGTCTTGGAGATGGCCAACAAGAAGGCCAAGGCCATGGAGACCGAGATCGAGGACCAGTTGGTCGAGTGTGGATACAACGGCGAGTTGCGCAAAGTAATCCACGACTCCGCTGTGCTTGGCACCGGAGTGATCAAAGGGCCGATCGTCACCAACCGCACTCGCAAGGCTTGGCAGCCAGTGACCGACCAAGAGGGCCAGACGGTCCATCAGGTCGAGATCGTTCAGGAGATCAGCCCTGCATCGTTTCGGGTCGACCCACGCAACGTCTGGCCAGATCCGGGTTGCGGAGAGAGCATCCACAACGGCAAGGGGATCTACGAGCGAGAGCAGGTTACGTCTAAGCAGATCCGCGACCTTGCCAAGCAGCCCGGCTTCCTCAAGCCGCAACTGCGCAAAGTGCTCGAAGAGGGCCCCAAGCAGTCAGCCACCCTGCGTGAGATGACAGACGAAGACCAGCGAGACATGGCCCGCTTGACATACGAGATGTGGACATACTGGGGCGAGGTGGACCACGACGACCTAGAGGCCGCTGGCGTTGAGAGGGGAGACAAGGACGAGCTGCGCAGCACCAGCGCTTGCGTGGTCATGATCAACAACACCGTGGTCAAGGCTTTCCTAAACCCGTTGGATGGCGGCGATTTGCCATACGACTTCTTCATCTGGGAGAAGGTCGCAGGCAGTTGCTGGGGCTACGGCATCCCTTACCTGATGCGTTCTCAGCAGAAGGTCTTGAACGCGGCATGGCGTCAGATGATGGACAACGCTGGCGTGTCCAGTGGTCCACAGATCGTCATCAAGCCCGGCGCCATCCAGCCGGCGGACAAGCAGTGGCAACTGTCAGCGCGCAAGATCTGGTACGCCACAGACGACATCGACGACGTGCGCAAGGCGTTCTCGACATTCGAGTTCAACAGCCACCAAGCCGAGCTGGCCGGCATCATCAAGATGGCCACAGAGCTGGCAGACGCCGAGACCGGCGTGCCCACAATCATGCAGGGAGAGAAGGGCGCGGCTCCTGACACAGTCGGCGGCATGCAGATGCTGATGAACAGCGCAAACGTGGTTCTGCGCAGGCTCGTCAAGCAGTTCGACGACATGGCCACCAAGCCACACATCCGTCGTTACTACGACTACAACATGATGTACAACGAGGACGAAGAGATCAAGGGCGATTTCACGATCGACGCCCGCGGCTCCAGCGCCTTGGTGGTCCGGGACATCCAGAACCAGTCGTTCTTGAACCTGCTTGCTGCCGGGGCCAACCCGATCTACGGCATGTACCTTGACACGCAGAAGCTGTTTGAGAAAGCCCTGCAAGCCCAGCACATCGACCCGGCAGAGGTGTTCAAGCCAGAGGAAGAGATTGAGCAGATCAAGGAAGCTCAGAAGCAGGCAGCCAGTCAAGGGCCGCCGCCAGACCCGGCCATGGCCGTGGCTCAGCTTCGAGCTCAGGCAGAGATGCAGCAGGTCCAAGCTCGAGGCCAAAGCGACATGCAAGAGCTTCAGGTGCGTCAGGCCATCGCTGCGCAAGAGGCCGACATGCAAATCATGCAACTCGAGATGACCCGAGAGATTGAGATGCTCAAGCTGTCCAACTCTCAGAACATCAGCCTCGAGAAAATCAAAGCCCAGTTGGCCGACACAGCGATGAAGGAGCGCAGCCGCAAAGAGCTGTTCGCCGCCGAGCGAGATCTGGCTCTCAAGACTGGCTCAGGAATCTAAGGAGAAACCAACATGACACCAAATGAAGCAGCCGAACTAATGCGGCGGTCTCAGGTCGGCGGTGTAAATACGTCAGAGTTTTCTGCCGGCGGCGGGTACGCTGCCGTGAAAAAGCTGGCCGAGGGGAACACTACCGGCTATCAGGCCGGCGTCAGCACCGTGGCGGACAGGGCAAAGTACGCCCCTAACGACGCTATCGTGAGATTTGACCCCGCCGGGCAGGGGGGGCTGGGCGAGACCTTCTACGCCAGTGGCAACTCTGCGACCGGTGGGGCGGCAACAGCCGCCACTGAGGCAGTGGGTTACACAGGCTTGACCGGGGCTAATAAGGGCGACGCCGTTGCGGCGGATCGCCTTAGCGGTTATAGCTTGCCGACAACACGGGCGTTGATAGAGCTGTCGACAGGGCGCAAAATGGACAGCTCTTTTTACGACCCAACCAACCCAAACTACGCGGCTAATCAAGCGGTTTTAAACCGCGCTAACATGGCAATGTACGGCGACGTTGGCGCCAATTTAGACGCCCGTAATTGGAATGCCATCATGGCGGCCGCCGACCCGCTTAAAGCTGCGGAGGACGCGCTTAAAGCCATGTACAGCGACAAGGCTTACTTGGCTGCTAACACCGATCGCGTACTGGCCCAAGGCTATTTGCCCGAGCAGGCAGACCTTACGTACAAACAAATGGCCACTCGCGTTGGCTCAGCGTACGATCCCAACTGGTCTAAGGGTACAAAGTATGAGGGCAAATACGATACAACTTCGTATCTCAACAACACAAAGAATTTATCAGGCGATGCGCTTGCGTCCTATGAAGACAGCCTTTGGACCAAGTGGGGCGGCAACCCTGTTAAAAAGAAAGGCGTTGTTGATACGACTGCGACTACGACCACACCTACGAATACGCCACTGATCACAACACCAACGGTTTTTACACCACCCATTGTGGGCAAGGCCACCGGATCAGCCACAACAACACCCGGCAAAACAACGCAACTCAACGCCCCGATAGCTTCCGGCGGCGCCGGGTTGATCACCGGCGCCAACACCCTTGCCTCCACCCCCGGAACGTTTAACATAGCTAACACAGCGACAGGCAATGTCAATGCCGGAGGTTTGATTACGGGGGCGCAACAGCAGATGTTTACCGAAAACGCGCAGGTTGGTCTGCCAACCGGTGTTACCCCAACGATTGGTGCAATGGGCAACAACACCGGAGGAGCCAGCATTGAGCCATACAACCCTTACAAATTTACTGGGGCAAGCACCGCAACGGGCACGTCACAAAACTGGTACAACCCCAAGACTGGCCAGCGGTACACGGCTCCGGCCGGCACGTGGACCCCACCTAGCACTGATTGGACCAAGTACTAATGAGCGTTCTTGCCCGAGATGCTGACGCGTACAACCGCGCCCTATCGGCCTACCAGAGGAAGGCCGCCGGGGTCATCCGGGTTGCGGGCGCCTACGACAAAAGCATTGTCAAAGACCCTAGTGGAAACCCTTACGTTTACCGAGGCGACTACGACCCCCTTGGGTCAAACAGCGGCCAGTTCTACACCTACGACCAGACAACCAAAAAGGCAAACCCGGCTGACAAGCCGGCAGGTTACGCCGGAATGACCCCAATTGAGGGGAGCCCCGGCTTCTCTTTGGTCCGGCAGAACCCGACGAGCAAGCAGACCAAAACAATGAGCAACGCGTACAAGGTGTCCGCGGGCGTTGACGAACAGGGCAACAAGACACCCGAGGTTTATTACATAAATGACGGGGAAAACCAAAGGGTCATAGACGCCAGCAAGGTCCGCGTAATCGACCAGAAAGAAGGCGTCGAACCAGTCCCGGGCGAAGGCAGGTCCCCCACCACTTACACCATCGAGTACGACGAAAACTCCTTTTTGAGTAGGCCGCCGGACTGGAACGAGACCTTTGACAAGAAAGCGCCAACGGCAACACCCGCCCAAATCAGGCAGGCCTCTCGCCTTTCTTTGGCACAGCAGGAGGCTGGACTCGTTGGCGAGGTGATCCGTGGCAGGGCCCTTAAAACCGGAAGCCAAGGCCTGATTGGCAAACAGATGTCGGCTCCCGCGGCGGCGGCGGCTACCCCAGAAGAGCAGGCGGCAATTGAGGCCGCCAGAATGGCAACGGCCAACGACAGATGATAGTTGTTGCATATTGCCCACACTGTGTTATAGAATTTCTTACACATGATTGACTACTCATCAAGTACGTGGCACCTGTTGCGGAAATGGGCTGAGGTCCAGCTCGAGCAGGCCAGAACCAAGAATGACGCTGTCGCCCTTTCAAACCCAGAGACGGCGGCAATGCGAGGAGAGATACGGATGTTGAAAAGGTTTCTCGACCTGCCAAATGCGGCAGCTCGGGGCGTGGTGGTTGAGCCAGAGTAATTCTCGCTCGGCCTTTTTTGAAAATCGGTCTTTGTTTGGAGAGCAATAGTGGAAGAAAATCAACTGTCTTCGGAAGAAGTTCAGAAGTTATGGGATCAAGAGGCGTCCAAACTCGTTGCCGGCGGTGATACGCCCACGACAGAGCTTTTAGCCGATGCGCCGGAAACGCCGCAAGTAATTGAACCAGAACTTGAAGATGATCCACTGGCTGGGCTACCGCCAGCGGTTCGCGCAAAACTTGCGCAAATCGATGAGTTAGCAAAGTCAAATGCTCAACTGCAGCACCATGTCATGTCGGCCGAGGGCCGGATGGCAGCGATGCAACAAGAAGCTAATCAGGCGCGTCAAGCAGCAATGCAGGAAGCGCCCACTCAGACAGCTATTGTCAGCGCCGCTAAAAACCCGGAGAAGTGGGAGCAGCTCAAGCAAGATTTTCCGGAGTGGGCAGGAGCGATGGAGGAATTCGTCGCATCAAAAATCGGCAACCAGCAACAAGGTTTGACACCACAACAGGTGGCAGGCTACGTGCAACAGCAGGTCGCACAGACCAGAGCTGAGATGGGACGCCTGATGGAAGAGGCCCGGATAGAAGGTAAGTACGAGAACTGGCGCGATACGGTCAACACGATCGAGTTTGCTCAATGGTTCACCGTGCAGTCACCTGATACCCGAGCACTTGCCGACAGCTCAGCAGCTAGGGACGCAATCAGGATGCTTGACATGTTCAACTCATCCAGATCAGTCTCAGCTACGGATATTAAGCAAGAGCGCGGAGCACGTCTCGCTGCAGCCGCGACAACTCGAACTGGTCAGACACCACCGCCTAAAACACTTGGCGACATGTCACCAACGGAAATGTGGAATTACGAAGCCAAGAAGCGTGAGCGAGAGCTCAAGGAACGCGGCTATTAACTCAAT